GCTAGACATCCAAGATGTGTGGCGTATCCATAGAACGTGTTTGATTGTAGGGCGTAGGGTTATCGGAAAGGCGTTAGTAGGTTCTACTGTTAACCCACTAGATAGAGGGGGCGCACAGTTTAAGAAGTTGTACTACAGCTCCGACCCATGGGAGCGCAACTCCAACGGACGTACCAAGAGCGGTCTTTATAAGATATTCATCCCCGCATATGAGGCTTTAGAAGGTTTCTTTGATAAGCACGGAATTGCTGTCATTGATGATCCTGAAAAACCTGTTGAGGGATTGGATGGCGAGGAGATAACCATTGGTGCAAAGACGTACTTACAGAATGAGCGTAAGGCACTCATGGGTGACCCCTACGAATTGAACGAGGTTATCCGTCAGTTCCCCTTCTCGGAGGATGAGGCATTCCGTGATTCTACAAAGTCCTCACACTTTAATATTGGGAAGATATACGAGCAAATAGCTCATAATGAAGAGATATATCCATCACCTGTGATACGTGGTAACTTCATGTGGAGAGGTGGTGTACAAGATAGCGAGGTGGTATGGTCACCAGACAAGAACGGAAAGTGGTTTGTCTCGTGGCTACCGCCCGCTGAATTACGGAATAAGAAGACTTCCAAGTATGGGAAGTGGCATCCAGGAAACGCCCTGCTAGGTGTAGGTGGAGTGGATAGCTACGACATTGATAAGACAGTAGATGGGCGAGGCTCTAAGGGGGCTTGTCACTTCTACAATAAGTTTAGTGTGGAGTACCCATCTAACATCTTTGTGGCGGAGTATGCCGAGCGCCCACCACTAGCAAGAATCTTCTACGAGGACATCTTGATGGCTTCCATCTTCTATGGATACCCATTGCTCATAGAGAACAACAAGTACGGAATTGTGCGATACTTTGAAGCACGAGGATACGATGAATACGTGATGGATAGACCCGAACACCTCACACCCCCAGGGTCATCACACAATGTTAAGACCAAGGGTATCCCCTCTAACAGTAAAGATGTCATCCAAGCTCACGCCCAAGCAATTGAGGCGTATGTACACGAAAAAGTGGGTCTCAACAACGAAACAGGTGATTATGGACGCATGTATTTTAATCGTACTTTAGAAGATTGGATTGGATTTAATATAGACGACCGTACTAAATTTGATATGACGATATCTTCAGGATTGGCGTTGCTAGCCTCTCAAAGGGTTGTCAAGGAAGTTAAGAAGAGTGACCTCAGCGATAAGGTCTTTTTTAGACGTTATAAGGCTAGAGAGTTATAAATAATTAGCTACCAGGTATTTAGTATATTTGCATAATTGTGGGTTTACCAATATACTAGATATGTCAAGTACAAAAAACTACGGAACATTCCCCGATCCGTTAGCGCCATACGTAGATAAGGCGTCTAAATCATACGGATTAAAGTACGCTCGTGCTATCATGAGCCAGTGGGGTTCTTCCAATGAGACCAGTTCCCTCTATAGCCGTAGGTTGAAAGAATTCAATACCAACCGAGACTATGCCAACGGAACGCAGGATACCTCAAAATATAAACAAGTATTAAACTCCCTAGACCCCAACAATGGGGATGGGACACTCTTAAACATTGATTGGTCTCCAGTACCGATTATCCCTAAGTTTGTAAAGATTGTCGTTAACAAGATTCTCTCTCGTGAACCTTACCCTAACCTTGAGGCGGTAGACCCACTATCTCTGACCGAAAAGGAACGTAAGAAAGCGGAAGTGCAAGCAGGCGTTGAGAACCGTGAGTTCTTCAATAAGATGAAGGAAGCGGGTCTTAACCCAGGAATTGACGTAGATAAGTTGCCCGACAGCCCTGAGGAAGCGGAAATCTTCCTAGATACCAACATCAAGGTAGCCTCAGAAATCGCTGCACAAATTGCTACGAACCTCACCCTACAGTGGAATGACTTCCCTGAAAGAATCTATCGTAGAGCGGTAGAGGACTTGGTGAGCATTGGTATGGCGGTAGTTAAGCGTGATAACGACCCTAACTACGGCATCACTACCAAGTACGTTGATCCTGAATACTTCATCCACTCGGAGACTGAAGATGCTACGATGTCCGACCTCAAGTATGCAGGACACATCCAACGCATGACCATTGAGGAACTCAAGCGTATGTCTCGTGGTCAGTTTGAGGAAGAGCAGTACGAGGAGATGGCACGACAAGTAAGTAACCGCTACCAAAACAACCCTAGTAAGTTTGGTAACAGCTACTACGACAAGACCCTACAAAAGACAGTATTCGGATACGATGAATACGTAGTTGAGGTTTTAGACTTTGAGTTCATGTCTGTTGACTGCCTATACTTTGAAGAGAAGGAGTCACGCTTTGGTAACGTAGGTTTCTACTACAAAGGACAAGACGAGCCTAACATGCCTAGCGGTAGTGTATTTGAGCGTAAGCCCCACAAGATGGAGCATGCCACAGTATATGGTGGTAAGTTTGTTATTGGTACTAAGTTCCTATTTGACTATGGGTTGAAGAAGAACCTACCACGTAACATCCACGACATCACTCGCACGAAGATGTCATACAGCGTTATTGCTACGAACATCCGTAGAATGATGCCTAAGTCTATGGTGTCAAGCATCAAGCAGTATGCGGATATGATGCAGTTAGCACACCTCAAGCTACAGCAGTCTATTGCTAAAGCAAAACCCGATGGTCTCATTATAGACATTGAAGGTTTGGAGAATGTACAACTTGGACGTGGTGGTGAACTACAACCACTAGAACTTCAAGATATCTACGAACAAACGGGTGTATTCTATTACCGCTCTAAAAACCCTGAAGGTGGATTCCAAAACCCACCAGTAAGAGAGATTGGTAATGCTATCCGTAACATCCAAGAACTCATTGCTCTCTACAATCAATACCTCAACATGATCCGTGATACGACAGGATTGAATGAGGTAGTAGACGGCTCAACACCTAAAGGTGAAGCGCTCGTAGGCGTTAGACAACAAGCGATATCAGCTTCTAATAATGCCATTTACGACATCACCTATGCATCACAAGTTCTCTACAAACGTGTTTGTGAGGATATTGTCAAGTGTCTTCAGGTGCTATCGCCAGACTCAGTACTCTACAAGGTATATGAGAAAGCGGTGGGTGAGACCAACATGAGTATATTGTCTTCATTCAAAGACTTGCCTATGTACAACTTTGGTGTACGTGTGGTAACAAACATGAACGATGAGGATAGAATGTACTTGGAGCAAAACATTCAGCAGTCCATCGCTCAAGGAGAGTTGGACATTGAGGATGCTATGGCTATCCGTAGATTGAAAGATGTAGATCAAGCGGAGCGTTTGTTAGTGGTGCGTAGAAAGAAACGTATCAAGCAACGTCAAGAGATAGCACAGCAAAACTCTCAAATGCAGGCTCAAGCGAATCAGCAAACGGCACAAGTAACAGCACAACTAGAAGCACAAAAGATGCAACTAGAAGCGCAGCTTGAAGCTCAAAAAGCACAGATTGAAGCCCAGGTGAAATCACAACTGCTAGAGGTGGAGTATGGATATAAGATGGAGTTGGAGAAGATTAAGTCTCAAACTCGTGATACTAACCTTGAGCGTCAGTATGGATTCCAACAACAAGCGGAAGACAAGCGTGAAAAGGCGAAGGATGAACGCATCAAAAAGCAAGCAGTAGAGCAGTCAAAATTAGTCTCTCAACGTCAAGGTAAGCGTGGCGAGCTGACGGAGGAGCAAAGCGAGGACTTGATGTCTCAACTATTTGGTAATCAATGATTTAGTAAATTTGCAATATGGCAACCAGCGTAAACTTAGACATAGCATCAAGAGTAGACATCACCTGTCGCAAGGGAGATACATTTACATTAGAGCTTACATTTAAAGACGAAGACGGAGAAGTTATTGATCTATCAACTGGATATGACTGGGTGATGCAGGTTCGTGAGTCTGATACCTCAGCGACAGCAGAACTTAGTGGAGATTCTGACGATGACAATGATAACGACTTCGGTTTTGTCAGCGATGCAAACGGTGTACTTACAATTACCTCACCAGCCTCTATTATGGCTACTATTGATGGAGGTATCTACGTTTACGATTTACAGTCCGTTCAAGGTTCAACTATTGTGACTTGGATGTATGGAGTGTTTAAAGTAAACGAAGACGTAAGTGAGTAACAACATTCAAATACAAAGTGGCGCTAGTATAAGCGTTTCAGTAAAACAAACAGGATACAACAAGTCAACCGTTGTAAATCAACCTGTTGAAAATACTATTTCCATTCGTGGTTTAAAAGGCGGTGGTGATTTGAGTTATGTACATACTCAATCTACCCCTGCTTCTGTATGGAATGTAACCCATAGTTTGATTAAGAAGCCTGCTGTCACTATTATAGATGAAGAAGGCTATGAGGTAGAGGCTGATGTCCAGCACTTATCGGATAACGCAGTAACAATAACATTCAGTGAGCCGTTTGCAGGAACTGCCCACTTCAACTAATACAACAGATGGCTAAAAAGTTCTACACCGACATAAACCTTCTCAAGAACGAGCTACAGAATGCTGCTATTCAGAACTTAGCGGAGGCTCCTACTGATCCTGTTGAAGGTCAGATATACTACGATACTGTAGATGATGAGATCAAGTATTGGAATGGAACGAACTGGATTACTGTTGGTACTACAGGTAGTGAAGAGGGAGAAGGTATTACCATTACTGCGGA